GGCAGATTTCTTTTGCATTAAACCAGAACCGTTTTGGTTCTTGTAGTTACCTGCTTTAAGTGCGATGCCTTCAATAGCAGTTTCAACAAATACTTGAGTTGCTGTTACAGCAGAACCACCTGTAAGGTTTTCCATAGTCATAGTAACCTTAGCACCGTCAGTGGAACCAACTAATGTTAAGTCTAGGTCTTGTGCGTAAGATGCTGCACCAGGATTACCGTCTGTGAATGTACCTTCATAATCTCCTAAAATTGAAACGTCAGCATTAGCAGTTAAAGTTGTAGCAACAAGTGTTGCAAGTAAAAATTTATTGTTCATAATAGTCTTTCCTAATAATTAAAATATGGATGGTTAATATTAACCATCACTAATATATATACGTGGCGAGTAGTAAAAATAAAACTATTCCGTAGTAAAAATACTACTTAACTTTTCATACATATACCTATATTATACTATACTAATGGTCAAAAGTAAAGTATTTATTGTCTATTTTCGATTATTTGATTCAATTCGTCAATTTCCACCTTATTTAACCTAGTTTCAATCAAACCAACCTCAAACACATCTTCACCCAAAGACTCAAGTAATGATATAATTTTCTGGGCACTGTTACGTTCAACAACTAATACCATACCGATACCGTCATTAAATACTCGGTGCATTTCCTCATCTCTAATATTACCTGCTTTTTGTATCCAATTAAATTCTTCTTGTCGAAACGACTTATTGTTGTTATTCCATTTTGGTTTTAGGTTAATATCACCAAGCAGTCGGTTGACGTTATATCGACCACCACCAGTAATATGAGAGATGCCGTGGACATCGTCTCTATAATATTCTAAAACCTTTAAGATACTATTTACATAAATCCTAGTCGGTTTAAGCAAATCGGCAAATAACCCCTTTGGGATAGATTCAGGGTCGTTTTCTAATGCGTGAGAAACAACCTGACGAATTAAAGTATAACCATTTGAGTGAAATCCGTTTGATTTTAAACCTAACATAACATCACCAACATCAATACCACTGCCGTCAATAAACCTGTCCTTAGGACAAGCTCCAACACCAAATCCAGCAACGTCAAACTCTCCTTCCTTATACATATCACCCATGATGGCAGTCTCTCCACCAATCAAAGGAATACCATCGCCACACTGTGCTAGACCCTCATTAATACCATCAATCAGTCCCATTGCATCTATCGAATCAATCGTATTGACTGATAAATAATCGTTGAAGAATATGGGTTTAGCGCCCGTACAAACAAGGTCATTGACCACCATAGCGACCAAGTCAATACCAAGGTTTTTAATATCAACACCTTCTTCCTTCTGTGCCTGAGTGTACATTTTTACCTTAGTCCCCACTCCATCAGTAGATGATACAAGGTAATCATCACCAATATCAAATGCTCCACCAAAACCACCTAACCAAGGCATTTTTTGCCCCAACTTAGCATTAAACATATCCTGTTCGTGTAAGTCTACACCACTGTCTTTATAATTCATTTGTTTGCCATCCCACAACCAATATATTCATTAGATGCTTTATCATACCCTCGTTTATATGCAATTTCTATCATTTGAGCAAGTGATTTGCCTTCACGTACTAATTTATATAATTCTTCGTTTGTCATAATATATCTGCCTTTGATTTGTCTAATCTAGTTTCTATGTAAATAGGTAAGAATAATGACTTAGTTGATTTGCGTTTGTCTTGAATAACTTCGTTATATTTAACCGTTATAATCTTACCAACGATATCCTCAGCAACCATCTCACGGTCTTCGTCATTGAATCCCGAACCTACGTTTACTTCAAGTCCACCGTCAGCACTAACGCAAGTAACAGAACCCATCTTACCTTCAATACGTCCCGTGCCTTCATTCCAAGCAGTTACTAATAAGTCTGCTTCAAGTTCTGCTTTCATCTTCACTTGATATTTAGAACGTTTATCTTCCCACGGTGAGTCACCATTCTTAAGAATAATACCCTCTTCACCATTATCTAGTGCTTGTTTAAATAACTCATTTGCTTGTTCAATGTTATCAACAGGAATAGATGCAATTGGTCTAATATATTCAATAGGGTGACTATTTGAAACTTCTTCCATACGCACTTGAAGTACACCGATTCTATCAAAATACGGTATGTTACAAATACCTGTCTTAAAGTCTTCAATTGGGATTAAGTCCCACGCTACCATTCTAACACGTTTAGCGTCTTCCTTTGTAATAGTTCCCTTTACTGCTTTATTAAGAATCCCGTTGCCAGTCTTACGGTCAAGGATTGTTACCATATCTTCAGCAAGAACAACCAACTCACCATCAACGACCGAACCTCTAAAGGGATCTAACGACTCAAGTGTTGGTTTGGTATAAAATATCTCTTTCATATAGTCGTCAAGTAAACCATGTAATTCAATTTGCTTACCGTTTCTGCTACGAATATCAACAGTTCCTTCTGGAGTAATAATGATGTTGGAGCGCATACCGTCCATCTTTAATTGTACCATAGCAGGATATTTGATATGTTTGAAGTTCTTTTGATTGTAAGCACCGGCGAGCATACAAGGATATGTTGAAATTGTACCTTTACCATATACTTTATTTACAGTTGACGTAGATACACCACACCTCAAATCACCACCAATGACACGTTCAATAACCTCAGCATCACCTGCTGTTAGGTTTTCAAGAATATCAACGAGGTGTTGTTTTGCGTTGTTACCCGTCAGTTCTCTCGAGGATAACTTATCAAGGTTGTCTAGTGCCCAATCTAATGGGTTTCTAAACTCTTTATCACCACGGTCGTAGTCAGGAATCTTCCTAATATAGTATTGTGTGTATGGGTCTAAAGTTGCCTTTAGTACACGTTCAAGTAGTTTGTTATCAAGGTTTTGTTCTAATACATCTACCTTAAATAGACGACTATTATCACTCTCTAACTCATTTAATATCTCAATTACACTTTTCATATCACTCTTTTTTCAATCATTTATAGTACCTATTATACCCTAGTTTGTCCTAAAAGTAAAGCGATATTTGATTAAAAGTCTCCAATTACATCCATTAAGTTCTGTAACTTATTCATCACGAAGTAGTTATATAACTTCTTACGTTGTCCAATAGGTTCTTTCTTAAATGCATTTAAAATATCATTCTGCAGTAACTGAGGCACTTCATCAAATTGAGTCAGTAACGAATTGCGTTGCCATCTTTCCATCATTTCTTCATTACCTTCGCAAATCTGTTCTGGGGTTTGAGTCAACCAAACGTCTAACTTCTTCTTAGCAATTGACGTTTGTCTAATACCTTCTATAAGGAAGTCGTCACCAGATAAGAAATTAGGAATACCATCACCACGGTCACCACGGATAATATGTTCTTTAGCGTATGCG